GTTCGTCCTTAACAAGCAATACCCTTAAATCGTCGATAAGCTGTTGAGATTGTTCAAAAGCTTTGCCTACGAGGTTATTACCATTGTATCTGCTAATGACAAACATTTCCTGTGCTTTGTTCAACCAATACAGGATATCATCAGAAGCAAGGGCCAAGGGCTCGCTGAACTGGTTCATCTGCATACCAAATTCATATTGCATACGCTTTACGTTCATTGTCCCTCACCTATTCTTAAGTCCCTGATTATCTCTTGTATAGCCAAATCTATAATGGTCACATGTGTATGGGCAGGCAAATCACAATCTCCCTGTCCTACAGTAGCTGTAATATCAATAGTGTTTGGGTTTACCAGATATTCCAGCTCTATCTCTTCTTGGTTTGTCAATGTCCTTCGTGAGTCTCCTATCACATACATCTTATTGGCGAACAAAAGGATAGGGTACTCACGGAATATGGGTTTATTGTCACCTGTTTCAATGTAAGATTTTACTGTTTTAGGTTGTATATACCTTAAATTTAAAACAGTACCATCGTTCATTCTTAATCTTCCAAAAATATAGTTCCTATATGTTTTACCGGAAGGAGAAGGCATATCTGCCTGTATTGCATTCGGGTATTTGTTAGTAATCTGAACAGATAACAAATCTTCATAAATGATGGTTCTAAGGTTATCATTTACAAAATGACCTTCCAGAGAACGTTCTTCATTCTTCAGATAGTTATATTGTTCATTCACAAACCTTTCTACTGCCTTGTTGAGATAGTAGTCTATCTCTTGGGGAAGCATGTCATCGAGTTCGGCGGAGTCCATCTTCTGAACTCCTAACCGAATACCCGTATGCATTTGTTTTACGTTCATCGTGTGAACTCTTTAAGTTTTTCTTTGAGAATCAGAAGCATTTCTGAATTCTTCTTATCGTTCAGATAAGTAATAGCGTCATCTTCCGTATCACCAAGCTTCTCTTCTATGTAGAAAATACTGTTTCCTATCTTCCTAATGATGTTCTTGCTGATAAGGTCAGATATCAATGCCCTTGTTTCAAGGTTTTTATCTGTTGCTTTTTGGACAAAAGCGTCTGCATCTATATTGATGAGATGTTCCAGACGGTTTTCTATGTCCGTTGTTGTCATGGTATCTACATCTACATCATCCAGTACTTTGATAAGCATCTTCATCTTGTCCACTTTACCATCAAGTTTACTGAACTCCATGTAGGCAGTTTTACGCATCTTGACTTTGGCATTGTGGTGTCTGTTTTCGATCTCATCATCATGGATATAGAACTTCTTATGAGGTTGTCCATCAAGTTCTGCCTTATTAGAAGCTACTTGCTTATGACGTTTTGCCCATGTATATACTAAAAAGTCTTTTATATTGTATGGTTCGCCTTCGCTATTTACACCAATTTGCAGTGGTACACCGTCTACAGGTACTTTTATCCGCAAATCAATCCAAAATTCACGCATGGCTTTAGGAAAATCCCGATCTTCGACATCTATTCCAAGATGTTTACTAAGGAGTTTTTTTTCTTCATCTCCAGAAATGCCCCTAAGCGGCCCTTGACCATCATAGATACTGCCAAGGATTTTTATAGAGCTGGAGATTACTGGTACAGGCAGATGTGATTTTGATTCACGTCTGCGTATATGCACTTCTTTTCTCATATTGTTATTGTTTTTGTTTAAATGATACTAAAAAAGAGAGGACAGTTGCCCATCCTCTCTCTTTTGTATTGACTTTTACACTACACACTGAAGGTCAATCGAAGTGTCGAACCTTTTAAGTACGATACCTGCAACTTTCAGGAAGTGTACGGAGCAACCNTCAATGTCACTTGCACGAAGGTCGTTACCGGGGAATCCAGTTGGTACAGTGGAACCTGCAACAGCCCAACGAAGCATCTCACGATTCTTCCGGGTTATCATCTGAAGGTTCGGTTCACCGTTATAGCTGGACTGGTCAACAAAGACCATCCGATAAGACTCAAGCGGAAGACCACTGACAGGGTGCTTCTGGCTAGCTTGTGCTACAGCACCATGGTCGAACATAGGCACTTTTACTACACGTACCACATGACCATCAATGTGCTGATATGTAGTGAAGAAACCTGTCAATTCAAGGTTACGTCCACTACCATTGACAAACTTGCCATCATTAAACTGACGATAAGCGTTGGCGTTAAGCTCTTCTTTCATAGCTTTGTCAAACTCATCCGCTCCACCAATACCTGTGTAAAGGGTTACAGATTTGTTTTGGCCGTCACTCATTCCATAGAACACATCCCGTATAATGTTCTTGATTTTGTTAGAAGTAAGGATAGAATAGCTTTCCTTATTCTGGATTTGCTCAAGCAAACCTGGGCCAATGATTACAGGCTGACCATTCTCATCGAGCATGTTCGTAATGCCTTTCTCATTGTAGGATTGCTCACCATACCAGTAGTAAGACTCACATTCTTCTTTCCACTGTAGCATGTATTGCCACTCTTCAAAATCCATCCAGTACTTGGAAGTACCACCACTGGAAGTAGGCAGACCCATTTCAACTACTTGATGCTTGGCATTGCCTGACATCGAGTAAGATTTACGAATTGTGGTCAATTTATGCCGTACTTTAGCTGGTGCTTCCCAGTTACTTGCGTTTCCACGCGACCAATCAATACCTACAGCAGCGAACAGACTTGCAAATTGCGAACCAGCTGCAACATCACCTGCTGGCATAGCGGCATCCGAAGATGGGTTAACAAGTCGAAGGGTATAATCCCAGTTGCTTCCGTTAGGAATAGGCTCACTCATAATACGTGCTTGAACACCTGTGCGGGATACAAGTACATAGTCTTTAATAAACCATTTGTCAGGGAAGGTCACTTTGAAAAAAGCTCCGCCTTGACCAATGTTAGAACCTGAAGTAGACACAGCAACAGGACGAGTCCTGCGAAGACGTGTCATTACATCATACTCATACTCAAGGTTCTCAATAGAGCGCACATTACCTACCCCCTCGGTAAGCATGGAAAGTGGAAATCGCTCATCTTCCTTACCACCAAGAAAAGTGAGCAACGGGCTCAATTTTTCTGGCTGTGACATCAACGCACGGCTGATGTTAGCTACATCTGTTTTTTGCTGGTCATTGTAGGTTGTCCTACGTGCCCAGATTCTCGGTTCTATCTTTGCCATAATTATTATCTGTTTTTAAAGGTTATAGAGTGCCAAGCTCTTCATCAGCAGAACCCGTTTTCCTTGTGTCTCCCCTCTTATCCAGTTTGGCTTGTCTAAGCCGATCTTTCAAAGACTTGGCATTAAGGTCTTTGGCCTTACGCTCTACAAGGTCAGCAAGTTTAAAATCCTTAAAAAGAAGGTAATCCACTGCAAGTGTATCCTCAAGTTCAAGCTTTTCCAGTTTCAGGTCTCTGGCTGTTTTGCCTTCCTTAACTGGTTTTGTCATAAAATCGAAGAACGGATTTTTATCTGATTCAGGAAGTTTCATTCCTTTCAGTTCATTCTTCTTTTTTATGGTATCTTTTACCTGATTCCACGCTTCTCGTTGTTGCTCTTCTTCTTGTTGACGCGTCTCCCGTTGCTTCTCAACCAGAGAGTCCTTCTCTGATTGCTGCTTGGCTTTAAGCCTCGAAAGTGCACGTCTTGCCTTGCTCTCAAGGATACCACCGTTTTTGATATCCTCAAGTTCTGCTTTTAGTTCTTCACCACTATAACCACTGGCTACTAATTCCTCTTTAACTAGTCGCTCTTGAAGTTCAACATTGTCTTCGTCAAACTCAACGCTTTCATAGTCCGTTTCGGGAAATTGTGTGTTGATAAACGTTGATGGGTCTCCGCCTTCTGAGACATACTCAAAGAAGTTCTGCATTATCGGATGCTCCTTAAAACGTTCATCTATATACTCTTCTGCCATTCGGGTAGCAACTTCTCTGGTGAGATGAGCGATTCCTTCTTCATTATCCTCAAACTCTCCCTCTATTTCATACCCAAACATTTTTTTGATACCATCGACAACAGATTCCTCTACCTCTTCCTCTTCTTTAGGTTCTCCATCGTCTTCGCTACCTTCGCCTTCACCTTCGTCACTGGACGTGGTATCGTCTTCCGTTGTCTCTTCGCCTTTATCTTCATCCTTGGTTTCCTCTTCTTCATTATCAAGTTCAGAAGGATTATCAGGCTGCTCATTCTCTTCAACTTCTTCTATCATATCAAAGAAGTTTACTAGTTCTTCTTGTTCTTGTTCTTTTGCCATAGTTCAAATGTAATTATTTTTTAGTTAAATGTCAAGTCAATCTTTACTTTTTTGTAAAGATTTTCTATACAGTTATTTGGAAGATGTCTTATTTGCCTTACGTGCCTTTATCCTTTCTATCTCTTCCTTGGCTTTGTTGGCTCTTTCTGTTTCAGATTGTTTACGTGGTTCCATCATCTCTTCCAATGCAACTTTACGCTCTTCAAGCTCCTTCTTCCATTCTTCATCTGTAGTATTATCAATAGATTGCTTAATAAGCTCCAACTCAATTTTGTTATTGAGCTCCATCATCTTAAGTTCTTTCTCATGTTCTCTGTCTTCCTGTTTGGACATTTCAACACGCTCTTGCATCTGCTCTTCAAACTCTCTTTGAGCTTCTTCCATTTGCTGGTTAAGTGCCTCGGCTTCTTTGATTTTTTCTTTCATCTCTATAAAGCTCTCTGTTTCCAGCATAGCTGCTATAGCAGAAAGAGGTGTACCCTGTTCAAGAGCTACACTTCCAAGAGATTTGATATTATTGAGCTTCTCAACTTCCTTACTACTATCAGAAACAAACACCCCGATTTCAGCGTGTGTAAAGTCTTCATCAATGTCCAGATATTGTTGTGTGCCATCAGGCATGACATACATGCTCTTTTTACCGTTTATCCACGCTGTCTGTGAATAATCTATCAAAGCTTGCAGATCGCGCTCTTCAAAGTAAGTGTATTTACGGAATATATCTTCTGTAATATGGGAACTCTGTATAATGGATTGCTCGCTTGTGGCTTTACCCTCATATTGGGACATCTCTCCCATCCTTTGACGGCTTACACCACTGATGGTTTCCCATTCTTCCCGTATATATTGAAGCAATGCGATGTATTGTTCAATGGTCTTAATGGATAAATCCATTACATTCTGATGCTGTGGACTTATGTTAACACCTTCCTTGGCATAATTTACCCAAGCAATACCTGTGGCTTCTACAATGTGCATGAACTTATCCATGTCCCAGCCTTCAGGAATAAGGTTTATATCCAACATTGCAAGGATATCTTTGCTCCTGCTTATCGCTGATTCCAAACGGAATTTAAAGATATCATAGCTTATCTGGAAAGGGATACCCATCAATACAAAGCTGATGTTTCTCGAATTTCTATTACTGTACGTCCTTCCGTTTATAGGCAGTTTTACCTTGCTTGGGTTATCAAGTCCTGCTCTTGGAGTATCGTGGGGCTTTATATCAAGATAGATATCTCCATCTATTCGATATCCTTGCCATACTTCATTTATCCAGCTCCAATCTACATCAATGTCCGTTTCTGGGTTGAATTCATACTCTTCATCTACTACTTCTTCAAGCTCTTCCCCAAACTCATCAATATATTTGCGGAAACCAACCTTCTTCAGACTCTTCCAATACACGGTACATACTTCTGTATAGTCATCCCATTCATCATAAAAGATATTCTCTTCCTGATTATACCAGAAGAAATCATCCCTGTTTGTTTTTCTTGGGTTCTGCAAACGCTCTATATCTGACTCGGTAAGATGTTTATGAAACCTGTCAACTACACTGGACCTGCTTGCAAGCTGCCTTATAACAGCCCATCCCCCATCTTCCACAAAGTCTAAATCAGGGTCTTTGTCATAATCCACTTCCAATGGATTCAATATCTCATAGAAGGGGTCATTGTTCCACACCCCCCTATGACTGAATACATATCCACTTACCAAGAAATCAAAGAACCCTTTCTGATGTTTCTCATGCCAATGGAGATAAGGTACAAGATACCGCAACGCATTTTGGGCTATTATGGCCCTGTGGTCTTTCCAATTGCGTTCGAATATCTGTTCTACATGTTCAGGGAGTTCCACTTCTTCGCTTTCCATACCTGTTTCAAATCCAGAATCATTGAGTCTGTTGATGAACCATTGGTACATATTCTCAAGGATGGCTTCTTTCTTCGCTTCTTCCTTAATGGTTATTACATCCGGATTGGTTATAATACAGCTGAAGTTAAAAGGGCGTTTCAGTTTTTCCCCTATAAGCAAATCTACGGCAGGTTTAATCAATGGATAGGTTCTCAGTTCCGCAGGGAAATTCTGCCTTTCTTTTCCGCCATAAGGTTTCAGTACGTACTGGTAATCTTCATCGTATGTTATCCCATTATAATAATCATACAGTTTACTCAGTTCTTTTTTATAGCTGTTTGTCCCTACCCTGAAATTCGCTCTCTTTATGTACCCTTCTACCGATTGTCGCGCCCACGCTTCATCTTTCTGTGTTATCGGTAGTGCTTGATTTGGAATACTGTGGTCACTCATGTTGTATAAAATCTATTAAAAAACTCTTCGTGTTTTTGTTGTTTAATCTGTTGAACCTTTTTATTGTATACTTCTTTCCTATGATACATACCTATCATCAAGGCCATTACCCTATCAAAGTTACCTTCTTTATTAAACCTGAGAAACTCTTCCAAAAGTGCAGGGTCTAGTATTGTGTGCAATATAAGTTTTTTTTCGCCATTTTCCAAATTAGCTACTGGGGTCAATAACCAGTCCCTTAGATATATCTCTCCCTGCTCTTTTCTCTGTCTTGTCATGTTCATACCATATGCACGCTTGGTGTGTCCCTGAAGCTCCTTCTTATCAAGGAAGCTAAACTGCTCTTCCAGCATGT